AAACTGCTTCAGCGTTTGGCCCTTGTTTTAATTGTGATAAAAAGGGTTCTATGTTTGCCTCTTTATAATCTGCCTGTAGGTCCATGTCTTCAGGTGCCATATAATCACCATCATAATCTCCTCCCCCTTTTACAGCTTTTAAACCTATACCTCTTACAGAGGAAAGATAAGGAGATACTCCAGCAGTAATGGTTCTATATACTTCTTGTTCTACAAAAGTTTCTTCTTGGTAAGAACCATAAGTGTCAAATCTAATTGCCGATGCTGGCGTGCCCATTTATACCTATGGGGGCCTATCGTTTTTAAATGTAACTATCATACTGGCCATAGCTGCCCATATCTCTAAATCAGGGTTATAACCCATATCTTGAAATCCAGTATAATGTCTTTCTTCTACTTCAGTATCTGTTGAAGTAAAATCTGCGTCCATAATAATATTAGCCGTAGCTAACATCAAATAATTTAATAATCTTCTTTGTTTGTAACCCACGCTATTTACTGTGACAGTTGAATCGCGGTCTACAACGATATGAAATCTAAAAGAAACTCCATATAACTCTCCTATCTCTCCGCTACCCATAGCTTGTCCCATAAATTGTGTTTCTATACCATTGGCTGTCATTTCTACAATAATACAAGGATACTTAACATCTTCTGTTTCTGGGAATTGACCAAATACCGTGACATCTCCACTCGACCAAGCAGTAGCTGTACTGCCTCGACTGCCTGAAGTATATGTACCTGTACGGAGATTGTCAATAATTTTACGTTCTATAACGTTAAGGTGGTCAGGTTGTGCCATTAACGAGCCCTCCTATTCTTATCAGATTTACCACGTATTCTCACGCATTCATAAATAACATAATCGTCATTGTAATCTCGGACAGCCTGAACCATCCATCTTATAGATTTATAATATTTAATATCTCTTACCATAACTTTGTTTCCGCTTGCAGCTCCTGAAACTTCTAATTCAAAATCTCTAAAGTCAGCTTCATAATTAAAACTTGACCCAGAGGTGATAGTTACAGCATAACGTGTTCCATTCAAGTATATAGAAGAACCACTAGTTACGCTTCCTGTAATAAATGGTACGTCTACTGTAAGCCAACTACCAGTAGGTATGCTTAATGAAGCAGGAGTATAAGTAATAGCATAAGCGCTATTTTGCGTTGCTCCATTATAGCTCTTTATATTAGTAAGCGCTATATTGCTAGCTCCACTAGCCTTTATCTGGAACTGTATTCGGTCTGTTTCTAAGGTATTAGTAGCTCCAGTAGTATAATGAATAGTGCCATTATAATCAGTGCCTAATGTAGCTGTAATAGTTTGCCCGTCAGACGCAAATGTAGCATCAGCAGAGCCAGAGGTCCATCCAGTTGTAGCATTAGTAGGGACTGTGTAGATATAACGGTTTACATCTATAAGTCTATCCCATCCCTCTATCTCATTAAATTGAGCGTCATTAGCCTGATTAAAATTAGCGAAACCTTTAATAGTAGCTAAATTAGGTGTATATATTCTTGCTGCACCTACAATATTATGTCCAGACCTTTGTAATTGATAGTCCGAAGTAACGCTAGGGCGTATTAGAGCTGGTAAGTCTGGTATAACCATCTCTGCTCCACTTGTTGCTATAGTAGTAGTTTCAACACCGTAGCCATCTGTAGTAAACTGAGGAGGTCTATAGAATACAACTTTTCTACTCTGATTGGTATGATAGCGCATATTCCTGAGAATACGGCCCATATTAATAGAGCCCGGTCTTATACCTTGATTACTAAGAGTCATACTGTACCCCCCTCACAGGAGGATACATGGTTTTCGTAGCATTAACTCCAGTGATGTTCTCATCCCAGTTGACACGTCCGAGGTATGGAGCAGCATTGTAAGAAGTGCGTTTGATACTCAATCCGAGTTTCATTACTAACATCTGATTTGCTAATGTTGACCATACTTCATATTCTGAGGTATCATAGTAAATTTGTAAATCACCTACTGCTATTCTATCTATTCCCACTCCGTTTGCTGCTAAACACGCAAGATAACAAGTATAATATATAACTGCATTATCATACGTATTGTCTGAATCAAGGGTAAAGGTAGTACCTGTATTCTCTTGGAACCATTCGGCTGACATGTTGGCTAAAATATCTAATGTATCGTTATCGAGTTCTTGTTGTTCAATACCGGCAAGTAATCTAACTCGATTTCTAAATGTTGCGTCCCAAGTAAAGGTTTCCATTATATGTACCTCATTGCGCCTATAACTCCGGCCATTAGGGTGGCAAGAATGCCTAATCCCCAACGAAGTTGACTATTCATCTGGTTTTCCCACATTTCATGATGTGCTAAATGGTTGGTGAAAAGAGTTTCAAAATCGTCCATCTTGTTATAGATAGTCTTTATCCTTTCGTCCATACGAATTAACAGTTCATCTTTATCAGAGGGCATCTAATATCTTTATGCGTCTACCACTAAGGCGTATGCGTATTTATTGCCTACTTTATGAACACTCATCAAACGTATAGTTTTTGTGTTAGTTATGGTTTCTAGCTTTGTTTCTAATAATGCTAGAACTGCTGATAAAGTGTCTGCACTTTCTGTGAAATCATCTACTGCGTAATTTGCCATTTTTAGTCACCTTGCTGTTGCCGGACAGCGTATATAAATTCTTTAGTTCGTTTGAGTATATAAAGTTATCGTTCTATGGAGACCAAGATGGCCATGCACGAGTGGCTCCGCCTACAGATGCAGATAAATATCCATCTGCCACACCTACAGTTGCCATGTCATGCATCTCTACTGGAGCTCCTGAGGTTACATATATTACTGGTGCTGCACCCATTAATGGTGAACCACCAGAAGCATTGTGGGAAATGGTTGTACCACCTCCACCACCACCTGATGGACCTTGTGGACCTTGAGTACCTTGATTACCTTGAGAACCTGTACCTCCTCCTGAACCAGTATTTCCTTGTTTACCTTGAGTTCCTTGATTACCAGAACCTGTACTTCCTTGTGTTCCTTGAGCACCTGTACTACCAGTCGAACCTGTAGACCCAGTATTACCTTGAATACCTTGTTTACCCTGTGTTCCTTGGTCACCTACACGACCCTGTGTTCCTTGACGGCCTTGTGTTCCTTGAGAACCACCTCCACCACCGCCACCATCAGAACCTTGTGTACCTTGTTGACCTTGTTTACCTTGAGTACCTTGAGGTCCTGTTGAACCAATAGGACCACGAGTTCCCTGTGTTCCTTGAGCACCTGTACCACCAGTACTTCCAGTGTTTCCCTGTTTACCTTGTGTACCTTGAGTACCTAAGTCACCTGTGATAGCATATTCTACTGTAATTCTTTCACCATTACTGAAAGGTGGATTACCTGACCCAACTAATGGAACAACCTCTATCCTGAAATAACCTGTTTGTTCAGAAATTGCTGTTACGTGGAACGAAGCAAATGATGTATCGCTACCATCAGCAGATTGTATAATTAAAGTACCTTTAATGGTACTTGTGGAGTCATCCCACGTACGCATCCATGCTTGTTGGTCATTACCATCTTCATCATCGTCATCAATCATTATTCTACCAACACTACTGAAAGTGGCGTTGTCAAATCTAATGTCCCCTGCACCGGGGTCTGAATCAGTAGTAGAAGTATCGAAAGTCCATGGCGTTCCACCTCTATAACCTGTAGTACCTAAAGTTCCTTGTCTACCTTGAGAACCTTGAGTACCACCTCCACCTCCACCACCGGTAGTTCCCTGCTTACCTTGTGTTCCTTGGTCACCTACGCGACCTTGTGTTCCTTGTGAGCCCTGTGCACCTGTATTTCCTTGTGTACCCTGTTCACCGAAAGTTCCCTGTCTACCCTGACTTCCTTGAGAACCTGTTGAACCTGTAGTTCCTTGTGTACCCTGTCCACCAGTAGTACCTGTGTCACCTTTATTTCCCTGAGTTCCCTGTTTACCTTGTGTACCCTGTGTTCCTTGTGCACCAGTGCCACCATCATCACCATCAGTTCCTTGACTACCTGTTGTACCCTGTTTACCTTGAGTTCCTTGACGGCCTTGTGTACCTTGTGTACCACCTCCACCGCCACCACCAGTATTACCTTGAATACCTTGTTTACCTTGAGTACCTTGAGCACCAGTACTTCCTTGAGTACCTTGTGAACCTTGAGTTCCTTGTTTACCCTGAGTGCCCTGTGCACCTGTTGTACCTGTACTTCCTTGTGTACCTTGACCACCAGTTGTTCCTTGTCTACCCTGACTTCCTTGAGCACCTGTTGCACCTGTCGTTCCCTGAGTGCCTTGAGCTCCAGTATCACCAGTTGTTCCCTGTTTACCTTGAGTACCTTGGTCACCAGTAGTTCCCTGTTTACCTTGAGTACCTTGAGAACCTGTAGTACCAGTAGTTCCAGTAGTTCCTTGAGTACCTTGGTCACCAGTAGTTCCTTGTTTTCCCTGAGTTCCTTGTGAACCCTGTGCGCCTGTACTTCCTTGAGTTCCTTGACCACCAGTAGTTCCTTGACGACCTTGTCTACCTTGACTACCTTGGTTACCAGTAGTTCCTTGACGGCCTTGTGTACCTTGTGTACCACCTCCACCGCCACCACCAGTATTACCTTGAATACCTTGTTTACCTTGAGTACCTAAATCACCTGTTCTACTAAATATTAAAACACATCTTTCTCCATCAGCAAAGGGTGGGTTGCCTGAGCCTACTACTGGAGTAACTGTTATAGAATAGTAACCTGTTTCATGAGAGATAGCTGTTACTTGTAAATTAGCATAGGAACTATCACTGCTAGTTGCAGATTTAATTGTAATACTACCTTTAACAGTAGAACTACTATCATCCCATGTTTCGTACCAAGCTTGTTGGTCGTTACCATCTGCATCATCATCATCTATAAAAATTCTATCTACACTTGCGAATGTAGCATTGTTAAATCTAAAAACACCTGAGCCGGGGTCTGAATCAGCAACTCCGGTATCAAATTCGTATGGAGTACCTCCAGTCCAACCTGTAGTTCCTTGTTTACCTTGAGTACCTTGTGAACCTTGAGTTCCTTGTTTACCCTGCGTACCCTGTGCACCTGTAGTACCTTGAGTACCTTGACCACCTGTATTACCAGTAGTACCCTGTTTACCTTGAGTACCTTGAGAACCTGTAGTTCCTTGAGTACCTTGACCACCAGTAGTCCCAGTAGTACCCTGTTTACCTTGCGTTCCTTGTGTTCCCTGTCTTCCTTGATTACCTTGAGTTCCCTGTCTTCCTTGATTACCTTGTGCACCTGTAGTACCTTGAGTACCTTGAGCACCTGTATCACCAGTAGTACCAGTAGTTCCTTGAGTTCCTTGAGAACCTGTAGTTCCTTGTTTACCCTGTGTTCCTTGAGCACCTGTTGCACCTGTAGTTCCTTGAGTTCCTTGACTACCTGTTGTTCCTTGTTTTCCCTGAGTTCCTTGTGAACCCTGTGCGCCTGTACTTCCTTGAGTTCCTTGACTACCAGTAGAACCTGTAGTTCCCTGTTTACCTTGAGTACCTTGAGAACCTGTAGTTCCTTGATTACCTTGAGTTCCTTGATTACCTTGTGTACCTTGTGCACCTGTAGTTCCTTGCGTACCTTGACCACCAGTAGAACCTGTAGTTCCCTGTTTTCCTTGCGTGCCCTGTGCGCCCGTAGTACCTTGTGTACCTTGACCACCAGTAGTCCCAGTAGTACCTTGCGTTCCTTGGTCGCCAGTTGTTCCTTGTTTTCCCTGAGTACCTTGAGAACCTGTTGTTCCCTGTTTACCTTGAACACCCTGTTCACCTAAATTTCCCGGAGGACCTTCAGGTCCTAATGTTCCTTGTGTTCCTTGAGAACCTTGATTACCCTGACGACCTTGTGCACCTGTAGTTCCTTGAGTACCTTGACCACCTGTATTACCAGTAGTACCCTGTGTACCTTGCGTTCCTTGTGTTCCCTGTCTTCCTTGAGTACCTTGTGAACCTCCACCACCGCCCCCACCGGTGGTTCCCTGTTTACCTTGTGTACCTTGTGTACCCTTATCTCCACTTTGAACAAAAGTAATAACACAATCATCTCCATTAGTAAAAGTATCATTATGGTCTACATACTGAACTTGAACTTCTTCGTAGGCTGATGCCCCTGTTCCTCCACCAGTATTAGCTCCTGTAATATTAAATGTGACCCATATACTTGAGTCATCTGTTTTAAAAATTCTAAGGTGACCTCTTGTATCACTGTCACCATCATCTAAAGCATCGTTCCATGTACTAACATCATCAGAGTTAATATCAAAATCTGAAATTCCTACTTTAGAAATTAAAGCGTAATTAGGTACACCTCCACCACCGGGCAATGCCAAATTAAATCCAAAATTAGTTGAGCCCGGTGAGCCAGCAGTAATGTCAAAACTACTGTAATTAAATTCTTGGCTGTTACCACCAAAAAGACCTAATGTTCCTTGTTTACCTTGGGTTCCTTGAGAACCTTGATTTCCTTGAGTTCCCTGTGCACCTTGAGCTCCTGTGGTACCTTGTGTACCTTGAGAACCACTTGTACCCCCAGCACCTTGTATACCTTGTTTACCCTGTGTACCTTGAGAACCTGTATTACCAGTAGTACCTTGTTTACCTTGGGTTCCTTGAGAACCAGTATCACCAGTTGTTCCTTGTTTACCCTGTGTACCTTGAGTACCTTGGCTACCTGTAGTTCCCTGTCTACCTTGACTTCCTTGTGAACCTTGATATCCTGTAGTACCCTGTCTACCTTGTCTTCCTTGTGTACCTTGTCTTCCTTGTGTACCTTGTGAACCTCCACCACCGCCACCGCCAGTAGTACCTTGACTACCTTGAGTACCTTGAGTACCTGTGCCGCCACTAGTACCTTGTCTACCTTGAGAACCTTGTGAAGGCGTACCTATACGCGATTCAACGTAATTCTTATTGCTTCCGTAAGTAGCAGTACTATTAAGTAATTTTCTATAATTTGGCATAGGGGGGTCCAATAAAATTGTAAATGTAAAGTGGAGGATTTCAGGGCGCAGGCCCTAAGGCATCCTCCTAACCTTTAATCGTTATCTTTAACCTGAGTTGTAAATAACTACACCGGAAGATGGGTTGGTTACCTTCAATCCGTATCTCATAGACATGTATGAACCGACAATTCCAAATCCGGGATTTGCCTCTTCTACAGTCAATGGCCTTCTCTCAACGTAAGCCATAGGCTTAACAGATTCGTCCCAAACAAAGTATCTATCTGGAGGACACCATGCATTGACGTATACACGCAATCCATATATGCTTCCAATTAGACCAGTGATTGAGGTCCTTTCTACTGGTGTATCAAGAACGTATCTGTTCTCGTTTGCAGTAGCGGTTGTGAAGTCTGCCATGTTAAGGATGGTCTTGTAGTGAGCTGGTGAAATTAATAGAGCGGTTGGGTTGTAACCGTGACCACCAATCAATTCCATCGAGTCAGTTATTTTGCTCAAGGTGACGTTACCTGCGGCTCCAGTATCTTCAACGTAGTGACTTCCAGTCAATGTTGCGTCAGATGTGTTACCATAGGAGTAGATACGTCCGGAGTTAACAGTTCCGCCGCTTCCGAGGAAACCACCGTACTGAGCATCTGCGAAAGTTGTAATAACAGCTTCCGTAGTTGTCTTTACGATTGAGGTTCCACCAGATACACCGGTTTTTAATGTTGAATCTCCGACACCGAGTAATCCATAAACAACGTTCTTTGTAACGTGTCTATCAACTGCTCTTCGTGCTTCGTTCAAAGCCATTTCTACTTCGTTGAATCTTGAGTCTTCTATCATTCGGCGGGTTACACCAACTGCAAGTCCCCACTCATCAACAGACACTCTCTCGGAGCGTAAGTTAGTGTGTTGGTACTTAGGTGTGTTACCTTCACCGATTTCTTCCATACCCATTGAGGGTTTCGCGAATGTGATATCAATATCACCGCCGGTTTCTGTAGTCATAGGTTCGCAGAACATTGACAATGCAGGTAAGTCTACAACTTTGTAGTCTTGAATTGCATCTTTATAGTCAATTAGAACACGCTCGCCCACTCCGCCGTCAACAGCTCCTGTATTAAGAGTTGTCAACACACCGGGTGCTAGATTTGAGTTTAATGCTGCCATGTTTTAGTTCTCCTTATAGCCCCTGATACAGAATTCTTTGCATAGATGCTGCACCGCTGTGAGCTCCGCTTGGGTCTATGTAGTATCCTATTGCATTTGCTGCTGAGGAAGCTTGTCCTAGGTTACCGTCAGCTAATGTAGCTACACCGTCTCCTTTTCCGATTGTTCCTGAACAATATG